TAATGAAAAAAAATAACCTCACATAGAGGTTAGGATTCAAGCCATTCAACAAACTTTTTATAAAAAGCAATAGTGTAAGGTCTATAAACTTTGACTTTGTTGTGGGTGACTATTCCGAAGGGAACTCGATTAATTTTTATTATCATTGTTCATCATCATAACTTTGATAGTCGTAAACACCGTTACCATTTTCAATATAGGATAAAGCAATTTCTTCGTTACAGGTTTTACCGATAACCTTACCTGTTTCTCTTTCAAAAACGATAAAATACACAGTCACCAATCCTTTCAAAGTTGTTAGTTAATTATATGCGTCATGGGTTGGGCGATTGCCTATAAAGGAGTGAAATTTGAAAAAGTTATTTTGTTTTCATAAGTGGAAGTTTTATATTGATTGGTCAAGAGATTATCCAAATTGGGGTTACAAATGTAAGAAGTGTGGGAAGTACGAAAGACGGCTTTAAATTTCACAAACTCAGAATAAGTTGTTGCGCACTTCGATTTAAAGACGCGGGACCTAGAATCACTCTAGGTCCTCTTTTGTGTAGATTTTACATTCTAATTCTTTTTGTTTACAGTAATCCCTTAGTTGTATTTGCCGACTATCCTTTGCGGTGTAGAAAACTAAAGTAGGAAATACCCCATGCCATAGGTTCATCTCCTTAAAGCGGGCATACTGATTAATCTTTTCAATATTGCGCTTCATCTTTTGGGTATAGTCCACCTCTAGAAAATAGTCCGTTTTCTCCACTCGGAATATGGCATCAGCCACGATCTTAAATTCTTCGGTTGGGATCACAAACTCATTTCTCCAATGCTTCGGACAATTAAAGTACACGTAAATATCATTCCTCATAAGAGTGTGCATGAAGTTGGGGTTCTTCTTAACCACCTTCTCACAGCCAACTAACTCCCTGCCTGCCTTGCTTAGATAATAAATGTTTTCTGCTTCACGAAAATGGACTATATATTTTTCCAGGTTCTTTAACACTCTCGTTGCGTTGCGATTTGAGCCTAAATGGTGAATTTGCTGCAACTGTGACCTGCTTGCTAGGTCCAACAAGGCCAGTGTTTCCAATATCTCGTAATCCCGTTTCTTTTTCTTTTCCACCTGCGTTACCATCTAAAACTTCCTCCTCCTGCATGAATGGTTTTAGCAGTTTATCAATCTCCGCATTCTCGATAATCGGTACTTGAATCAATCGTTTTAGGTCTGCCTTGTAAATAGCACGGCCCCTCATACCATAACCAATGTCCTCTGCTCCACTCTCATCCAAAATAACGTTGGAAGCGGTTGATGTAGGCAACCTAAAGCTAATACGAGCGTCACTGTTCTGTTTAGCTTGTCGTGGTAAAATATCACCGGTTGGGTATTGGGAACAGATGATGAGATTATAACCTAACTGTCCTGCAACCTGCGCGATAAATTCGATAATAGTTCGGCACTCATTACGTACCTGATCGGATTTAGATTGAGGAGCTAACACGGACGCTTCATCAATGATAATGACTTCACGGTCAATCTTCTCACCTGCAGCCCACGCTTCATTCATATTCTCATACCCTTTAGATTCAAAGTACGTCATTCGCTTTTTGATTATATTTCTTAGATTCTTCAGGCTCTTTAACGATTCTGCTTCGTCACGGGCCACAGAATAGACCTGTGGGAGCTTTTTAAAGCGGTTGAAGGCTAAACCACCCTTGAGGTCAAACAAGTGAAATTTAAGCCCAAAACGACGCTTTAAAACCAACTGAGTAATGATTAGTTTCATGAGGACGGATTTACCGTATTTCGTCATTCCTCCGATAATCATATGTGGGACATCGTTAAAATCATGCAGAACTAGCCCATTATGATCCACTCCGATTACTACTTTATAACCGCTACAGGCATTAAGCCACTCCAATTCATACGGGATTTTTGTCTTCAGGCGGTCTTTGTAAATCTTAATCAGAATGACGTTGGCCCCTTTATCTTCCACAATTACGTCTTTATCTAACGTGCTTTCCAATATTAAATCTAAAGGATTTTTATCTCCCATAATCGCACGATAGGTCATACCTACAGGAAGCTTATACAGATACCACATTCCCCAATCCTTTACCCCTTTTTTCATAAGAGTAGGAAACTTGACTGACTTAGGTTGACCGTCCTTAGCTCGGTCAATAATTGCTATTCCAGTATTACGAAAAATCTTCTCAATGTAGTCTTTATGACTGTTCCGATTCGTCAAACGATGCTGTGCATATAATACCCCTGACACGATGCTGCCGAATGCCACAAATTCCAACATGACAACCACCTCCGAAAATTGTAAAAATATGTGTCCCTTTAGGTCGGAACAGTGAAAAATAGATCTAAAGCCCACAGCTACAAAGGATTCCACTGTACTGACCATTAGTGTTCCGATGATCCTACCCTAAGAATAGTCGCGCTGCCGTTTGGATAACCTTTGCACAGAGGTATAAACCATATCCGTAAACCCCGAAATGGGTCAAGGTATGAAGCGTGTTAGCCAAGTCCTCTTTACCATAGTGCGATAATATTTTATTCGCTACACCTGAAACAATCAGCGTCCCTGAAGCACCTAACAAGGTTGTCACTGTAATCATTCTCCTTTTCCCCTCTCTAAAATAATCATATCCATTAGGTAACATTGAAGGTTTTGAAGCATCATAATCATTTCAATATCTTCAATTTGATTATCCTTTTGAAAATCTAAAACCTTATCAGCTAAAGCAGCTACTATCCCCATATTCCTTAGTTCCTTGATTGTTTTTGGTTTCATTACTTATCCCACCATCCTGTAAATTTAATGTTTGAATTTCCTGCACCGGCCACTTCACCGAATATGTTCCCTTCATAGCGTTCGAATACATGATCTAACCCCTTAATGGAGTAACAGTAATCACAAATCCCCTTTGTCACCATCCACTCATCGTAAACTTTTTCGCATTCAGGACAGAAGGCTTCATACACTACCGCCACTTCCTATCTATAATGGATTTTTCCACAGCTTTATAGGAATCAATGGCTAGAATATCTAAATGCTCATCATTTCCAATGGACATATTATGGAATCGGTACATGTAGTCTAAAATGGAATCACGCTCCAATGCGTTAGCTCCATCTGACAGTTCCAGGAGATAAGCAGAATCTAACAAATAAGGAGTGTGTTCCAGTTCCTTAAATTGAAGATACCGCTGTCGATCCTTACACTTTTTACTTTTGGCATAGTTCTTAAAGGCTCTCTCTATTTCGCCATTAATAATATCGAACAATCCCATGTATACATTCCTCCTCTTTGGGCTATACTCCACTATATGCGAATGTTCTTGAGAAGATTCCTAAAAAGGAGGAAAAAATTTGAGTTATGAAACGTATCATACACCGAGTTGGGATTGGCAATTTGCTGTGGATCATTATGAGGGCAAGAAATACTCCTGCAATTATTGCGGGTGTATGTTGGAGAATCATGAAACGTTTATAGTGGATGGGAAAACATATTGTGGTTGCTGCAAATAAAAAGAACCCTTATCCTGGCCGATAAGGGTTTAAAAGTTGGTGTACTTTGGGAGAAGTACTAATTGGTTAATTTAAATATACCACAGTGTAATGAGTTTGTCTACTACTTCTGTAGGCTTTTTGTGTATTCTTTTAATGTCATTACCCATGCGATTGTAGGCTGCCTAATGCCATCTTCATTCTTCTTTGTGACGAACTTTAAATCATAATCGAATAAGGTCAGACCTTCTAACAAATCTTTGTAATCGTCAAAACAATCTTCTACTTCTTGAAGTAATTTACGCATTACTTCAATTTGTTCTTTAACTGTCGGATACTGACCTTCAACGTAGTTTCCAAATTGAAAATTTTTAGGTGGTAATGGTAATTTAGCCATTCAATCTCCTTCTTTCACAGTGTAATGTTTTTACTTAAAAAAGAGAGCCGACCTAAGCCGACTCAGTGAGAGCAGTGGTTTCCCGTCACTACTCTCCCGCTACAGTAACCCCAAATACTAATCATTCGGAGGAATGATGATATTTAAAGTATACTACTTACTATAAAGCCTGTCAATCGTTTCCTTCTTCGCTTTTCCGTTTTTTCCGAAAAAGTTATGTTTAAAGAAACCCCACAGGTTGATAATGAAAGCCACAACTAACGCAACTACTGTTTCATCTAAAACAGGGATTGTTGCAAGTCCTTTAGCTGCTAAGATCGCATTGACGTTTGCCACTAACATAAGAACTAAACGGATAATTGACATTCTATCCATTATTGATTACCCCCCTTGAGTCTGTAATAGCCATTTTCCCATTAGGTAAGAAGAAATACTTATTGCCGCCAATTTCAACAAATCCTGTAGTCATTTTACCGCCCTGAGATGGCTCTAGGTAATACCACTCATTCTTTTTAGGTTCTAACCAACCAACGAGTTTCTTACCGCCCTTATAAAAATACCAAACGGAATTTTCTTTTGTCCATCCGTCTTTAGTAACAGTTTCAACGGGTTTAGGTGCTGCAGGCTTATAAGCAATACCGAAATATTCAAGAATGGCCTTTGCATGAGCTTCCGCTAGTTTGTCGTAATGACCATTTTCATTACCGAATACTAATTTGAAGTCTTCCGCATTGGTCATAAAGCCGTTCTCCGTTAAACAAGCAGGCATATGTGTTTCCCGAACTTCATGAAAATTAGTCCAGGAACCTAACTCGGAGATATATACACCGTTATGGTAAAGTGGTAAACCAAGATCTTTCATGTATTTTGCGTACAATTCCGCTAGTTTTTGGCTTTTGGTTGATCCTTTCCAATAAAACCCACACCAACCACGAGCTGAAGGATCGCCTGCATTCGCATGGATGGACCAATAAATATCTGCTCCCCATGCGTTAGCTTTGTCTGTACGTGTTTTTAATGGAACATCTAACCCATTAGGTGGCTGCACTTCAAGAACATCAATACCGTGACGAACTAAATGTGCTTTTACTCTTGTACCAACTTCAAAATTATGAGTGTGTTCTTCATAAACCTTACCACCGACAATAACACCTTTAGAATGTTTATCTTCCCAAGTATTTGAGCCATGACCGTAACTTAAAGCAACTTTTACCATTTAAAACCCTCCTGATATGACTATTTTCAATAAGGCTCCTACGACTGCAGCTACGACAATCCATAATAACTTTGATGTATTGGCATCTATCTTATCTAGCTTTCGATTAATGTTTTCAATGTCACGTTCCGCTACAACTAAACGTGTTTCGTGGTTGTTGACTTGCGCCTTCAGTTCTCTAACTTCCTCTTCCACATTCACATTGTCCGCCACCTTCCCATGAATAATAGAGAAGGTAGGACAAACCTACCATTCTCCCTATTATTCTACTAGATAGTGGAAGTAATTACTAGATTTTACTTAACGGTTTTTCAAAATTCCTGACTTGATCGCACTGTCGCCAATTTGACGTTGCTGTTCTCTTAGGTTAGCAATCGCCTTTTTCTTATCTTCAGAGGACATTTCTTTGTCTTCTCGGATACCTTTGATTTCCTTGCTGATTGACTTAATATCCGCATAGAAATTAGCTGCTTCCGAACCTTTACCATCACGTAACTGTTGGTCGTACAAGTCTTTAGAGGTTTCGAGTCCTGACGTATCCTTATACTCGTACCTTCTAACAGGATTCAGAATATCTAAGATGGTATCAACCTTTTGTGGCCTGTCCACCGCTCCTGTTTTTGCTAGAAGGTTATCCGACACATCTAAAACATCACGTCCTGTACCACCCGTTAAACTCTTAATCAGGTAGTCGATTTTAGCAGGTGATTGACCTGTCACTCCACCTAATTTCTTCGCTAGTTCTGATGTAAAGGAGTTAAAATGTTTGGTTTTGTCAGGTTCATGTTGCATCGACAAGTCTTCAATCGGCATATCCATTAACGGATCGTAGTTCGCAATCGCATTTTTGATACTGCTGATTCCTGCTACTGCACTAGGAGGAATCAACGCATTCAGACTGTCCGCTCCTGTATCTTTTAGGATACGTGCTACAGTTTTAGGGTTATCATCAAACACAGTATCTAATACGCGCTCCACAGGATTCCCGAATAATTGCGCTGCGGTATGCATTTTCGGAATAGCTAACAAGGAATCATCTTTACTGTTAGGCACTGGAATGTACCAAAAAGAATTCTTTTGAAACTCGCTTAGATTCCTTAGTTTTGAACGTTGTCCATCTGAAGTGGTAGGTGCAAAGCGCATCATGTAAATACCGACTGTAGGAGTCGTGATGTAAAGCATGTTTTTACCTAACCACTTAGGGAAGTTCTCTTTCGCTGCCTGGAAGTAACGAACATTACCCCTAATTGCAGGATTTAAGAATGGTACTTTGTCATTCCACTTACGAATAGTTGAGCCTTGATCTGTATAGTCGATAACATCTACCGCTTCGTGCATCGCGTCCGCATCACCATAACCCTTATTTTTAGCTGAACGGAATTCCGCTAACTTCGGTCCGTGTTCAATCGCTCCACCAAACTTCGTAATCACTTCAGGCCAGTTTTTAGGGTTAATGACTTTGATACCATTACCTAGAGTACCTTTATCTATTGCTTTCATAAAGGCTTTCGTGCTTTGGGGATCTAACGTGACGAATCCTGCTTGGTGTCCGCCCATCTTCTCATAAGCAGATTTATAACTCTTGAACTTACCACCTGAAATACGCTCTAATCCTTTACCCATGAAGGAATCCATGTATCCTAGCACCATTTCACCAGGATGAAGCCCTGTTCTTGAAGTGATAAGGCCGGTTGCATCACGGAAAGGAGAAGCAAAGATAAAGTCAGTATTGAAGTATGTTGCCCCTTTACGAGTGATATTCGCTACTGCCCGCAAGGAGTTAGAAACTAAATCCTGTGCATTTTTCGTGTCGATATTCTCAAATGCGTTCTTTAAAGAAGTCGGAACTTCATATCGTACCTCTTTTCCGTCAACGAAGAACTTAACAGAATTCTTCATTTGGCTGTCTGAAGCCGTATGCGGATTTATTTCATTAAAGAAGTCTTTCGCCCCGTTTACCTGTGCTAGTTTCTCAATCTTCTGCATCGCTTGGTTACGACGAGCATTAGAGAATGTCAATAAGCGGTTACGAACGGCAGACTCTAAAGGTGAATATTTTAGGTTTTCATCCGATCCTTTTTTACGCTTGATAACAAACTGATTAGGCTTAGAACTGTTACCACCCGCTCCGAATGTTACTTCATCCTTTGCCCTACCCATATAAATATAGTTCGGGTGCTTATCAATCATCGCCTGCGCTGCTTCAGGGGTATAAAGACCTGAATCGACAAGCAATTGTAAGTCTTTACGCTGCGCTGCCATGAAGTCACGCTGTGCTTGTTGCATGGCAGGAGTACTTGCCCAACGATCTAACACACGTTGTACATTTTCAGGAGTCGCGCTTGCAGGAAGGACATAAGGCTCTAGGTCATTTTTCTCCTTCAATAACGCTTTTTCCTCATCGGCTAGTGGTTTCAGAACAGCTCTGTCATTGGTTGCCTGACCTAATGCTTCAATCTCCTCTAGTCGCTGTGCCACTTCCCCTGCACGTTCCATTAAATCATGGTTATTATCTAACACATCTTTGAAATGCACGGCTGAAGCATACTCATCAAAGTCCCGTTTAGATATCTTGTTTTTGCGGAGAGTTTTTAGAATCGAACCGTAATCATCTTTAGCTGACTTCATCGCTTCCGAAATGGAACGTCTAACCGCTCTTAATCCTTTGAAAAGACTGTCATTCGCGCTTACATCATTCTTACCAGGAAGCATTTCGAGAACATTTTGGTCGTCCATATCCGCAATTGCACGTTCCGCATCTTTTACAGGCTGTAAATCAGAACTAAGTTCAGTTTTTAGTTTACGCGTTGTGGTTTCCGCAGTCACTTTACCGCTACTGATTTTCTCCTTTAGTGTAAGCGGATCTTCTACCCAACTAATGTCATTCACGTGGGCCTGACCTGCGCGAATACCTAAAGTGTCCATGTTTGAACTTGTTTCCGGTTTTCCTGCTGTCTGAGATTCCGAAACAGGTGCAGGACTAACGGCTTCGGTTTCGACCTTTGGGGAATTTATCTGCTCTAGGGCTTGGTCAACCTTTTGTGAATTATTCACATTCTCGTTTCTGAATTGCTTACGGAACGATTCTTCCAGGTATTTTAAATCCTTGGCGTCTACTGTACCTTCAGGCATTAAATCTTTTAGCTTCATTTTACCGTCTGCATCAATAGATTGTAAGAACGCTACCGCTTCATCAGGAGAACTAAAGCCCATTTGGTCCGCAAAGCTAAAGATATCATCCGAATGTTTGTCTTTTGCCCCTGCTAAGAATTGCTTAGGTACAGGATAATCCTCTAAGGAATGGGACGGAACATAGATTTTACCGAATGTCTGCTTAATGTGATCGGATTGTTCCTTTGATTTCTTAACAATGTTTTCCCATTGAGTCTGAGCATCGGCTGCTTTTTGTAGGGACTCATGATGAGGTTTCATTTGTTCCGCTACAAACGCATCTTCATCGGCTTTCAAATTGCGTACAGGAGCAGGACGTTTACCTGTAATGGACTCAATCAGGTTATCTAGGGCATCGTGTTCCGCAGGATTATTCGTCAGTTCCTTTTGCTTTAAAGCCTGTTGCACAATATCATCATTAATCTGCGGTTCGTTTTGAACTATTGGGTCCGGTGCAATTTGTTGTGGAGCAGGTTCAGGTGTAACCTTCGGTGGATTGATTAAGCTGTCGTAAAACTTATCTGAATTACGAACAGGATTCAACAATGCGCTCTCCGGTGTTTCTCTTGCTAAATTATCTGCTAATTGATTGGCTACATCATCGGATAACTTACCTGTGATACCCTTTAGATTTAGTGCTTTACTCAGACCTAACAAAGCAGGATCGCCCACTGCACCTAAAGCCGTATTGATTCCTACATCAGTTAAACGTTGTTTCAGGTCTGCATCTTCAGGGTGAATTACTTCATCTAGTCCTTGTTTCGCTCCTGAATATAGCCCCATCGCTGTTCCGCCACGTAGCGCTGCTTCAATGTACTTCGCATCTTTGCCTGCCATCGCTGTTTTTGCTAAGAGTCCTGCCGGTTTATAAGCTGCGCCAATTGGAGCTGCCGAACCTACCAATTCACCTAAAACGTCCATTGTCTTATCGACTTTGTTAGTTGCAGGTAACGAAGCTTTCTTAACGAATTCAGGCGCATCACCGACAATTGGGTTCCCTTTGTTTTTACCTTGCTCCACGTTTTTCTTTAATTGACCTAACGCAATCGCATCGGCTTCACTAGTAAAGAAACGATCTAAACGACCTAATGTGTTATCATAGGCTGTACCTAATCCGTCGTTAATCTTATCAACCACATTTAGTATGGGGTTTGACGATTTCTTTTTAGGTCCATTCTCCTTAGCAACAAGGGCATCGGTTTCAGCCGTTACTTTAGCCTGCTTCTTCGCTTCTGCAGCTTTCTGCTCCGCTTCTGTATTAGCCTTAAAATTCTTCGTTGCTTGTACGGCTTTTTGGGTCATACCTGACAAGATACCGTCAATGATTTCCTGTTTTGTGTGTAGTCCTGGGCCTGCTTCATAGCTGTGTCTAGTCGGATTACCCGCCTTATCCAGTTCGTACTTCTGTAGGGCATATTTGGATTTACCTTTGTCCTCTTGGAAATCTAAATAACGACGGAAATCGTCAGATTCCCCTTCAGACATACCCATTTTACGAGTCATGTAATCGAATTTATCATTATAGGATCTACCCATACCTTTAGGCATTTTGTAGGTTTTTAGGGCTTCCGTTTCCCACTTGTAGTTACCGTTCTTGCTGTTGCCTTGATAAGTAGGATTTGTATACTGAATACGGGAAGCTTGTGCAGCTTCCCTGTATCGGACTTGTCCTTTGGCTTGTTCTTCTTTTTGTTTTGCTTGGTCATTCAGAAACGCTTGGTATGCGTCTTGGTCTGATATATTTTTCTTTTTCTTAGCCATCGGATTATCCTCCAATCAATTTCATCTTATCCCATGCGCTGAGGTTCGAGTTGTTAGCGACTGATGGTTTTGTTAGGCCGTATTCCTTGTATAGATACTGCTGATTGTAAGGAACAGGTGGCTTATAGTACTGCTGAAGGTTGGACTGTGATTGACTTGCTTTAGCTGTACTGTAACTCTTTGCTGAACTACTTAAAGGAGTTTTCGCGCTTCCTCCACTAGAAGTACTCCTGTGTGTCCCGCCTGAAGATGATCTTGCTCTAGCTGCTGCCTGCGCTGCTGCTGCTTCCTTTAAGCGTTGGTCAAAGTTCAATCCGTCCATGTACTTGCTCCATGAGCTGTTATCTAACTGAAGGCCATAGTTACGATCAGAGCTAAGAACATCGTATCCTCTTGCTAAACCATCTTGATAGAACTGTTTGGAGTTCATGCCACGTTCTTTTTCAATCTGAGCTAACGCATCCGCAATTGTTTGGTTCGTGTTGCTGTAACGCATACCTTCCTCTTGATTAGAAGAGTTACGCACACGGAATAGGTCCGCTAGTTCCCCTTGTTTGTTCATCGCTAGTTGAAGGTTTTGAGCAGCAGCTAAACCGCCATGAAGTCCTCGATTAACCTGTGACTGCCCTTGACCTAAAAACTGTTGGAAATATCCTTTATCAAGTCCTTTTGCAGAGCTTCTGTAATCATCTAAAATCCGTTGAAGGTTAAGAGTGTGTGCGGACTCATTTTCACGCTTTGCTGCATTTTGAGCATTAATCTGACCTGACGCAATTGTATTCGCCTGTTGATCGGCATAAGCTTGTGAGAAATCAAAGCCGTACCTCTTCGCAACCTGATCCATCGTTTGATTTTGGTAAGCCTGAGCGTTTTTATATGCTTGTGAATTTTGATAGTTAGCTAACGTACTTGCCATTTGAAATCCCCTCCTTTAAATAAGGGAAGATATGGTATCTTCCCTATTAATCTATCATATTTTGTTTGAAACTACTAGACACTAGTTGAGAATCTAACATTCTCTAGCGAAATAAACGCAGTATCTACATCTTGTGTGATTCCTCCACTGAATCCACCTGATGTGCTTGCTTGTATTGTAACCGTACCGTCCGCTCTCGCTATGACAGTACAGTGGTTATTTTTGTTATCGACTGACGCAAAAGCACTATCATAAGCAGGTCTAAATCCTGTAGGGAGAGTAAACATAATCGCAGGCTCTAGTACACCTACAGAAGCGGCTGCCCCTCTTAACTCTACAGTACCATTTGCTAACTTCCTGTATTGCACGGGAGCGTAACTCCCACCATAACTACGGTAACTGTTCTGAAAAGTCACGTTTGCCCATGCCCCATCTTCTGTCCACGCACCTGCTTTTCTTACTTTAAACGTTCCGCTCGAATCACGGAATGTGGAGCCGTTTGCTGCATTGTTTGGTGTAGCTGTAAACACTCCTGACAGGTTAACTAACCACGCATCTAAGCCACTCATCGTTGTAACCGTTGTGCTTGGGTTTACATATCCGTCAACTGTGCAACCTGTGAAGGTTCCTGTTCCTGAAGTAACTGCTTGTAGTGCGTACAAAGCTGAACCTGTGTCTAGCATAGTGCCGTTGATTCGGATTCTTCGGAAGGTGTACATGGAAGCATTAACATAAACTCCCGCATTGACCGGGTTGAGGACGAATCCTCCATTGATTTCGACTCTTGAAAGAAGTGTACCAAAATCTCCGCCTGCGGTTGCAGGGTCCGCATCATAGAAATGAATGCCATTGTTTAACACATATCCAATATTCGGATTATTGATGTTGACATCTTCACATCCGATAATCTCGATTCCATTTACAAAGGAACGATCTGTGGTGCTTGCTCCATTTGTTCTCACAATTGGATTGTCGATAATCACATTGATACATTTACCGATTTGGAATCCGGCAAAATTCACTTTAGAAACGGATACATCCGTTCTTCCATCTTCGGCTATGCAATTGAAATACTTAATGTTTCGGTGACGTTTGGTACTGCTTGTCGGACCTAGCACTTTAAAACCACAACCACCGTGACCTGTTCCTGATTCTGATCCGCTACCATCACCGACTGTTCCTCTACCTGGCCTTCTTGATACGCAATTTCTAAACGTGATATCTGAAGCAACGGACTGACCACCTACACGATAACCATGCTCGGCTGTGTCCTCTACCACCCAATCGCTTATCGTAATATCCCTTGAAGCATTGTCACTGTATGCTTCAATCAAAACACCATTTTCACCAGGATTACCAACGGCAAGCGAACTTGTATTACGGATGTACGCACCGTTAAATTTACTCTTTGTTACATCACGTAGATACATCGCTTGCTTAAATGTGTCAATATCTAAGTAATCCATTTGCACCTTTGTCGCATTTCTTACTTGGATAACTCTTTCCCAGTTCTTAGCGGTAACTTTACCAACATAGGTCCCTACCACTTGTACAGTGTCGGAGTTATAGATGAATAAAGCATTTCGGCTTGTACTGTCCCCTCCGCAGTTTGGGCTATCGGAAATAGATTCATATGTTCCGATTTTAGTGTAGTTTCCTGTGATTTTTACACCTGTTTCACTAGATGAATTGAAGGGTACGTATCTAAGGTAGTCAATGATAACGTTATCCCCTTCAATAATTAAACAGTAGTTTGATCCTGTTGTTGTCTTCTTAAACTTTGCACCGTTTGTAATGATTGTTGTATTCGCTTTGATTTTAACGGTATTCTCATTAGGGATACCGTATACCTTGTCCTTTTCAAGTACTAAAATTTTTCCTTGCGCTGCATCAAACATAGTCTGTAGATTTGCGGAATCGTCGGTAAATCCGTCACCTGCTAGGTTATACAGACTAGCTTGTACGAGAGCACCTGTGACTATACTTCGATCAATCTTCTCGAAATTTTGGCGGAAAAATTTATCATAGTCCACAATATCCGCGCTTGTTGGTAAATTAAGACCTAAATTAATTGTAGTATCTGCCATGCTTTAACCTCCCTTATTAAGCGATTTCTCTTACTTCGAATGTTTCCACTATGATTGAAGCGGTAGGGTCCGCTAGTGTCCCTGTAACAGTAATATCAAATGGCCCACCCGATAAACCTGCGGTGCGGTCTGTGTACAGCATGTTATAAGCTGCGTTTCCTTCTGTCCATTTACTTACTACTTTCTGAGCCGATGAACTAGATGCATAATATTCCACTTCTAATAAGAAGTTTTTGGTCGAACCACTTACAGAAGTGAATCCAGTGATTAAAGATGTACCAATACGAAGTTGGACGGTTTTTGTGTTAGCTCCTGTGAATGTTCCTGCCACAACAATCTTTAATTTCTGACCATTATTGACAAACGTATTTGTCGGGATAGTAGCTTTCATCGCAGATGTTAAAGTATTGAAATATGTTTCGGATGTAGTACCTGTAAGAGTTGTTTTTGTCAGGCATACAGTCGGTTCAAGTGACATAATAGGAGTATAGTACTCTACTTGACCTAACTCGTTACTATACGCTCCACGTTTGATATCCTTCGTATTTCCTGTGTACGTATTTGTATCATCATACCAGGTTGAAGATGTACCAACTAACACACCGTATTTCGTGTTGTTTTTTATCGAGCATCCCCAAACATGCAAACGTGAAGAATTTTCAATCGTAACCCCTATATTGTTTGCATTTATTTCAGTAAAGTCTAAGTGACCTGTTGACATATTGTAAACTAAAACAGCTTCTTCCGTACAGTTCTTGATAATCGTATGAGCAGGATCGCTTACGCTGTTTGTCGGATTGTTATACCCAATTGTACATACACAGTTTGAGTACACACGCACCCCAATTCTACAAGCATCAATAACTCCACCTGTCACATATAAACGACATAAATCATTTACACTAATACCTGCAAAACCACAGTTATAAGCGTGTACGTTTATGGTCCACATGTTTGTGTAGTTCTGACCTACCAAACCTGAACGGCTTACACTATTTCCGTAGTTTTGGAACTTAATATCCTGAACTAATACATTCATATTGTCGAATGTAATTCCGTACAATAAACCAGAGTTACTGGCCCCATCAAAAATGACGGTAGGTATTCCATTTACATCTTTTTTACCGATTAATTGAATCCTGTTTTTGCTCTTGATTCCCGAAACAAAAACCTGTTCAGTATATGTTCCTGCTGCTAGGTCAATCTTCGCTGTTCCATCTATTACAGTGTACACGCTTTTAAGTGTGTCAAACGCTTTTTTAACTGTTTTAAAAGGAGTAGAAGATGTCAAACCATCGCTTTCATCACTTCCACTAGGAGATACATAATACGTCACTGTGCTTGATTCACTCAACTTTGTTGACGCTCTTTCCGTTATCTTGGTGTCAACGTACCCTAGCTTTATCTGAGCAAAATCGACTTCTTCTTGCTGCAGACCGCCAAATGTAACAGGAAGAAGTGTTCCTGCAACCTGTGATTCCAGGGAACTAATACGTGTATCTTGAACGACATTATCGCCATTCGTTTTATCTACACGACTGTCTGTGTCATTAATGGCGACGCGCAGTATTTCACGGTCCTGTTCATAGTCCGTAGAGGTAATAGTTTCTCCATTTTTCCAATCCCTTAATGTGCCTTCTGTGATTTTTGCCATAATCTAACCTCCTTTAAGGTTTCTTTATCTTGAATACATAAGCGAACCCCATAAAGTGATTCTCTTTCGGTTCATTATTAACTACACGTATTCTAGTCCGTAAACATTTTCCGGTTAGGGATAGTTTGTTCACCGCAAATTTGCTATGTCCGAGTACAGATTCCCCTAACACCCATTTATCATCGAATGTCGTACCGCCTGCAACGTTAAAGTTAGGATCTTCCGAAACTACCCATACCACCGCACCATCTACCACACTTGCATACGACTCATCAGGATTAATCACCGCTTCCTCATCGGCATAAACGTAAATCGTGCAAGTCATAGAATCATCATTCGGAGCGGATAGAATCTGCAATTCTTTTAGTTTCTTCTTATGGTACGGCTGTCCGAAATTCAGATACTTGCTTTCCCAATAGTTCTCATATACATAGTCATCGTCCTTGTAAACATTAGAACTAAAGCGATACAGCGTATTTTCGGATTGACCATAAATCTCCCCATCAATATTCCACATGCCTGTGAATCCGAACTTGTCGGAATAGTCCTTCGTCCATGCCCCTAACTCCTCATAGAATCTAAAACGCTGTTTCTGAGTCGGGAAGGTGACTTGTAACTGTCCGTCATTATAAACCACAATCGCATCCTGATCTTTAGGTATAATATTCGCTATTTTTATATCAATTTTCTCAACGGACGCTTTATCATCCGTTAGTCCCATTGTTTTTATAACGTATATACCCTGTAAACTAACGAATCCGATGTGGTTTTTCATCACGGCTGCACCATATGGAGATACACAACCTAAATCCGTGTGAAGCATTACCCTTCTGAAATCATCAGGACTTGAACCGTATAGAGCCTGTGTAGACGATTTTGTAAACAGAACTAACGAATTTCGGTAATGAACGATGGTTGTTAGTGGTTCACGTTTCGGACTATCAAACTCTAAATTGGATAAGGCCGGCACATAATTCGGAGTACTCGTATGTGACATATACACGGTTGCGGGATTGTCAGGATCGCCATATAAGAAAATCCTATCCCAATGTAGCAAGATACGGTTGCATTGGTGAACTGTGTAAGTTGCAGGTTTCGTTGCGGTTTTCTTTAGCGAAACGGTAAAAGGAAGCACACATTCCGACAAGATTTCCGCTACCGCTACTTTCTTCATCACGACACGAATTTCATAATCCCCGTCTGACGCTACTTTCCCGTACATATAAACACCATTCCAACGTTCTAGCATATCTGCACCTAACCAATTGCCCACATCGTTTAGATGTATCCATTGACTATCACTAATAGCGGGCCAATCTTCAGATGCTTTCGCTGCACTTCTTACTTGCAAGGCATACAAATAATCTTCTCCATCAATCTTTGTACAGAATACTTGCGCGGAGAGCCATCTTCTTGAACCTGCAACCTCTAAATGAGGAAGTACTTGGTCAATACTTGCGACTAAACCCACTGTATCCTGTAAATGACTTTCAGGGTTTTCAGCTAAAATGTTCGGACCTAAATAGGTCATTTCTTGCGTAGTTGGCAGATACGGATCCACAATCGCTAGGGTTGTGCCATCATACTGAAGGAGTTTTGTACCTGTCGCAATATACATAGTCCCACCGAACTGAACCGCTTCTACAGGTTTAGTATCTTGAAAGGAACTAAGTCCTGTGATGGTAAGTGCTACTTCTTCATCATTACGGTACATTTGTCCGCTAATCGCAAACAATTCATCATAGGTCCCGTCCGTTTTGTAATACCTAAAGTAGCCTTGTGTTTTTCCGGCAGGAAGGTTTTTCAGTTTTTCCATACCGTGCCTTCGCTTCAATGAACCTCTTTCGGATATATCTTGATTCAGCATATCCGTTAGTTCCGTGTCTGTCATACCGTCAGGCGGTGATACTGTATTTAGACCGCCAGTGAAATTCTGAAAAACTTCCATTTTCTTTTCAAATGGTTTAGAGCTATAACCTACTCTCATTCTAACGGACCACCACCTGAGTTATTTCCACCCCATGACCACGCATTTCCTGTGTAGTCAGGTTCAAAGCTAACGGATTCATTCGTATCTTTGTACTCGTCCGGTACAGGGAATTTCACTTTAAACTGTGCTAGGTTGCTTATAAATTCTGAATAGTTGTCATTGTATTCAAACTGTGACGCATCGACCGCCTTCATCCGACCTACGACAAACGGAATGAACAGGGTGCGCTGCCACTTTTCAGGGAATCCAGCATATTCAGAGGTGTTCTCCACCGCCATGATTGGAAAGTTTGCTTGACATTCAATGTTGATTCTTGCAATCGCATCATTCACGAATTCTACAACTTGAGAAGAACTGAAGTCCTCATCTGCTAGGTTGTTTACGCTTTTTGTTAAACTTCCGATATTCATAATATCCCTCCTTCATATAAAAAGAGGAGAGGATAGCCCTCTCCCCTTTTGGGATTAAGATTTTAAGTTTTCAAGGTACTCATTTAAAATAGCTTTGTAAGGAGCAGGAACATCATACTCTTTACCATCTACAGGAAGAACAATGTGTACTCCATGAATAGCTAGGTAAAGTGTAGGTCCGATATTCTTTTCCAAAGCTTTTGGAATAGACACCTTAACCAATTTTTCCGCTTTGAGAGCAGCGGCTGCAGCTTTAACTTGTGCTTCAAGTTCGCGCTCTGCCGTTTCTTTTTGGTTAGCTGCTAATTTAGTGGTATTTACCGCCATGAACTAAAACCCCTTTATCTCGTATTAGGAGGAAAGGGGACTTAGCCCCTAACCGTAATTATAATTAAGCGTTAGATGGAACGAATTCCATACGTACGATCGCTTCTTCTTTCAGACGCTTTGCAACGAAAGCGTTGAATTTCCAACCGATTGTTTGACGTTGGTTTAATGGATCCACAGAACCGGAAGAACCTAGTGGCTTGATTAAAGTTTGAACGTCACCGTTACCTTCGATTTTTGTCACACCGTATGCTTCTTCACCGATCATTACAGAAGAATGAACGTTGGCACCTGAAGCACCTGCACCTGTGAAAATCTTAGGGTTGTCCACTTCGATGAACTTGATACCGTAAACGTCAGCAACTTCGCCTTCAATTAATGGCTTGTTGTTTTGTCCGATTTCATAAGCTTTAGTGAACTTAGGGTCATCTAAAAGATCGAAAGTTGTGTCAGGAGAAATGAAGGCAATATAACGGCCTGCAATCTTCTTAACTTTGTTCTTTTTCAATGTTAGAGCAGCTTTACGGAACTGGTCAACAGTTGGCTTATCGCCTGCAGCTAAAGTAGCACGGGATAAACGTCCGTTAGCATAGTTTACGTTAGTTCCGCCATGTAGTTCATCACGAACTAATTGGTCGCGAGTTTCAGCAGCCTGCACACCTTGCTCTTTTACATACTCAGCGATGATAGGGTCTACCATCATGAAGTCTACACGGTCAGAGAACTCAATGTAGTCACCGTACTGAGCAGTAGTAGCAGAGATAGCAGTTACAGTCGCGCTGTTTCCTGCCGGTGTTACACCTTCAGTAAGTGGAGTTAAAGCAGGAGCTAAAACACCGATTTTACGGAAGTTGATTGTATCGCCTGTATTCTTAGGCATTGGACGCATTTGAGCGAAACGGTCATGTTGGAAAGACCTAACGCGTAGAGTTTTTAACAATAACTTGTCATAAAACGCTGCGGGTTTCGTCGCAACCGCGCCAGTACCCGTATTAATATTAGCAGTTGTTTGAGTTGCCATTAGGAATCACCTCTTATAAGTTTGGATTTTATATGAAGCGTTCCCGTTCGTTGGTTATAATCTAAGACCTAGACGCTCCAATTCAGCATTGAAATCGTCGTCAGACCAATCATTCCCGCTTGTCGGGGATACGCTTTTTCCATTAGGTAATGAAGCACTCGTTTGACGCTGCTTCTTATTTTCTAGGGCCTTTTGCTGTGCATTTTGGACCTCTTTTTGTATAATCGCATCTAAGTTAGCAGCACGATAGAATTTTTCAAAGTTCACATTGTCCTGAACACGTGGGTCAATACCTGACTCCAACATATCCTGGAAAGCTGCACGAATGGAGTTATCATCGGCTCCGTACTTCGCTTTGACTGTTTCAATTTGAGCTTCCATTCGTTCTGCACGTAACTGTTCTTTTAATTGAGACAGTTCGCTTTGTGTCTGCCTTGATTCCTTTAGGAATTCAACCGGCACCTTTTGTTGTTCAGCTTCAGCTTGTAGTTGACGTTCCTGATAACGATTTAAAATCTCTTCAGGAGTGACACCGCTATCCTGAGCTAAACGATTGATGAATTCAGCATACTTGCGGTTTTCGTCTGCTTGTCTGCGTAGTTCCGCAAATGCAGCATTCCGCTTTTCTGCGTCAGGATCATTCGGATTTGGTGTTTCTTCCTCGGTTTCTTCTTGGGTCGTAGGCTCACCCTCATCTTCAACTTCTTCTACTTCTTGATCGGCTTCTTGCTCGACCTCGGTAGATTCTTCATCTTGCCATTCTTCTTCAAAAGCAGCTAATTCGTCTTCAAAACTTAAAACTTCTTCATTATCGGGCATTTCAATCTCTCCTTGCGCCTGGAATCTGTGGGGAGAGTCAGCGATTCTCTCCTTGCAATTAAGACAACTAGTAGACAAATGCTAACTCTAGTAAAAGGTGTTCGGACCACCCATTTATCTACTATTATAATACAAGTCTATGAAAAATCTGTCAATAGATTACAACGTGAAATTACGAATAATCTTCTATTTTCATTACGATTTCGTTCGGAAGTGGTTTTCTTTTTGTCCAGTAATGTCCATAGATTCCGTACTGTTCTTTTGGCCT